TCTAATGTTCGATACAGATAAGGCGTCATATCCAATCTTGGGTCTGCCGCCATTGGTAAGTCTGGTGATTGTGGATGAGGAGTCTGCATCATTCCCCCCACTAACTTTGCGAATTGAGAGTATGCACCCTGTAATTCGTTCACCATTCTGAAAGGGAACCCTGATAACATGGCCGCCCTTTCCTCATCCGTTTTGCTCGGAAAGAGATACTTCAATGCTTCTATGCTATCAACGCCTAATTCTTGAAGATTTCTTACAACAATAGAATTATTGAGGGTATCCTGTGTTGAGTCTTCATAAACAGGACCTAACCATCTCCATTGGATGCTTACATCACCATCAGGAATCAATCCTTTTACTCCCGGTGGTATTTGTTGAGCTTGCAAAGAAGCCATCAATAACTGTTTTACTTGATTCTCGTAAAACTTCATAGCTCCTTCGTAAAGCTCTATATCCTGTGGAGAAGCATCTTCAGGAAGATCTACTGGTTTCTCTAAACCTACTGCAGCAGCTAGAGTTTCACGGAACAGTTGTTCTTCTTGGAATATTATTAGCTCTAAACAACGACATATTCCATACGTATATATAGAAGCAGATTTCTTTTTAGCTGTTGCTGCAACCCTACCAAACAAGGATTTATATTCAGTAGCCGTGACTCCAGCTGATATAGATAATTCGTCTACTCCTCCTAAAGCTGTTCTTATTTCTTCTCTATATTGTCTAGAGAAAGAATTTTGATCTCCAGTAATAGCATCAGGGACAATATAACCAACACGATCATTTGGTTCTAAGTTAGCTATTACTCTTGGAACTCTTATCTGACCATCAACACCACGGGATAAAGGATCTGTTTTAAATCTAGACTGACTCAAAGGATTCATACCAGCAAAACCAGAGTTAGCTGCAATAGAAGGTCTTTGCACAGTAGATTCACCTGACTCCATCAAGTCTGTTTTAGGTCTTGAAGATAGTAAAGTTGGATTACCAAAGAACTGTACATTCTTACGCATAGTGCGTATCATTTCATCGTGAGTACATATATGGTTAGCTAAAGCATCAAACTCACCTACTCCTTCAGCTGAGAATCCTTTTGCATTATTAAATATCTCTACACAAGGAATAAATCCTAAACTATTAGTAAATGTCTTAGTCTTACCTGCTAAACCTTGATAAGTAGAATCAAAAGATATTTCACCTTCGGAATGTGTTTCTTGAATTACTTTCTTCTTAATAGATAATCTGATATATCTCCTAGATCCACCAGCTCCTAACATATCAGGACCACTGATACTCTGGTTAATTACTTCCTGTTGATATCCTGATCCTTGACGTACTTTATAGCTATAGATGATTACAACTTCATCAAGTTGGCCGTCAATATTGTAATAACTTCTATATTCGTGCTTACGAAAATAATATAATCTGTAATTAGTCTTAGTGGGTCTGATGTAAAAAATACCTTGTCCATCACAAAGAAAGTAATCCCATATAGAATCTAGTCTAGTATCAAGCTGGTTATATTTAATTACTCTATCTATAAAATCTTTTCTTTGATTTCCAAAGTTATCTTGAGCTGGGAAAAACTCTACCCCTTGTCTTATTCCAAAAAGTTTCATCTGGGCAAGGTGTGAAGCCACTATCCCAGTGTCTATCATTCCTCCACCATCTTTGTTGAGGTAAGAGTCTATTATCTCTTTTAATCTAGTTTTAGGATCACTGTTTCCCATTTACTATCCTTTACGCTTACCTTTATACATCTTAGCAGCTCTAGCAGCTTTGCCAGCTTTTGCTGCGGTTTTAGTATTCTTTACGAATTGCTTTCCTTTTCTACTTCCGGCTCTTTTTTTACGATCAGTTTCTTCCCTTTCTTCTTTAGAAAGTTTTGCCCACGCACTCTCTGGTAAGTAACGTTTAGTATAACCTTTTCGTATTGCCTTATCAGCCATCTTTCTTCTTCATATCCTTAACAAAACTATCAAGAAAGTCTTGCATCACATCTGCTTGTGAGGCATGTAACTTAGCTGATTTTCTTAACTGGCCAGGCATGGCTTTTATCTTTGCTGGAATTTCCATAATTACTTTTTAGAATCTTTGTATTTTTTAGCGGCATTTTTTGCCTTCTTACGTTTTTCATATTCATCCTTTGTCATCCACTTCTCTTTACCCCACTTCTTCAGATCTTTCTGTTTCTTTCCTTGCCCACCTTTATATCCTCCACCAGCTTTCTTATATGCTGCTGCAACCATTTGAGCCTTTCTTGCACTCCACTGTCCAGGCTTTCCTCCCTTACTTCCTGCTGTGATACGTTTCTTGATACGTTCACGTAAGGCTGGTTTTGTATATTTGGAATCATCTTGAGGCATTTTTAACTGACCGTTTTATTTATATAGTTTCCTACTGGAAAAGCGGTGCTAGATAAAGTTACAGGCATTCCATATAAAGGTATATCTTCATCTCTAGGTTTCAATTCTGGTATTGGTCTACCACTAGGATCTACAGGAGCATTATGCTGACTAGGATCATGTGATCCTTTATCTAAAAATCTAGGCACCCCATCAATAACCGTAGTAGGTGTATGTATACCGTGTGCCATCTGCATACCTTCCATGTTTCCTACCTGTCCCATACTTCCCAAACCTACTGCAATAGGTTTAGGATTAGTACCCTGAGATGGGTTTAGATTAGGCAGAGGTCTTCCTTCTTTTTTATATGCTTCAATTAACCTGTTCATATCCTGTTGAGTTATTCCTCGTACTGAACTTAAGGCTCCTTGAAACATTCCGCTATTTCCTGGTCCTGCCCCGCCACCAAAATTAAACATGATTTACACCATACTTTTTCTAATATTCTACTCTTCGTTTACTTCGTATCTAAAAGGATCATTTAATCTATTCAAAACTAAACCTGGCCCTTTAACATTCCATTCAATCAAATCTCCATCAGTCCAGCCTAATTCATTATGTATTTCTTCTGGTAAGTTTAGTGATAGCTCACCATCTGAAGCTTCTTTTACTTCTAAAACATAACTCATTTGTCTATAAGCTTTTCTACTAGTTTATCAAGCTTATTATGTATTGCTCTGAAATGATCGTTCATTTCTTGCAGTTCTCTAACAAAATCCACTTTTAAAACATACTCCAATGGCATACGGTTTACATGTTCTTCCAAAGCATTGATACGTAATCTTTGGTTCTCTACTGTTTGTATAGCATCCTTTAATCTTTCACGATGCCTTTCCAAAACTTTACCAGCTACCCAGCTTCCCCCTGTTAAGGAGGATATTACAGCACTGAAAATAACAGCAATATACTCAGGTCCCATAGTTATATTATAACCCTCTACTAAAAGTCTAAATGAAGTTGACCTTTACGAGCTAATCCATTTACAAGCCAAACTAAAGCATCAACACAGTCATCATGTCCACTAACACCAAAGTTAGTTAATTCTTCAAACATGTTTGTAAAATTTCTAAACCTGTTGAATATTATCTTTCTATCTTCAAACATACCCATTATCCCTCTGAAACGTGCAAGTTTGTCTGCTCTGAATCCTTTTACAGGATGCCAGATTAAATTATATAGACCTTCATTGGTTTGACAGACTCTTTTAAAATCAGCTTCTAGAGATGCTTGATATTGGACAGCCTCTGACCAGATGTCACACGTAGAGTAGGTAGGGAAATAATTTTCATTCGCATCCTTACCTATTATTGACCAGTCGTATAGAAGCTCTTTTAGGGCATCTAATTTTTCTAGGTTACCCATAACCCTAATACGTCGATAATCAATTATGTGAATACGATCTTCTACACGGCCACCAAGAACCATAACTGTGTAGTCATTTCTTTCTTTTACACCAGCTGATAAATCAACTCCTATCCCTAACGTATCAAACTCGGTAGATATCTCTGCTTTAACAATTAGTTCTGGAGCCAATGATAATTCATTCTGTCTAACTATCTGATTCATATACTGAAAAGAGAAAGCTATAGGTGCTTGTCTTTTTTTCTCTTTTAAGTATTCAAGTGACCACATCTCTGGCCAATATGATTCTTCTTCTCCTGTTTTAGAATCATTCAATATTGCCGATAAGATAATCTGTGTCCAGTTATTCTGTTCATTAAAAGTAGTAGCGTGAATATCATCATGTCTAAATCTAGTTCCTAAACAAATAGCCCTAGCTCCTTCAAACATAGTAGGTGCTATAACAGCATTCCAGTTTTCCTTCATCTGATTTCTAATATCTGGATTAGCAATATCAGCTGATGATTTTATAGCATCATCAATCATAACTAAATGAGAACGCTTAGATGTAACTGAACCTTTTAATCCAGCTGCACATAATGTAAATTGTTCTTCACCAGTAGTATCTATACCTGCAAACTTATGATCTATTGACCAATATTCATTACTAGTTACGTTTTTAAGTAATCTTACTTTTGGAAATACTTCCTGATATCTTTTACTTTCTATAATTCTTTTGATAGTTGCAGACTTAGATCTAGCAATATCCACGGTGTAAGACAGATATAAGACCTGTAAAGGCTGTTTAGCCTGTGTATGAATACCAATAGCCCAAGCAGTCAGTAATCCTAATACAGTTGATTTAGCTGACCCTCTAGGAGCTAGTAGATCAACATTAGGTCCTGCAATCTTTAATAAACAACTGCTATCTTCATTTGTGACAAAATGTCTATGCCAAGTCTTATGGTGTTCTGCTGGTGGTTTATCAGCTACATATTCACAAAAATATCCAAAATCTTCTCTGGCTTTCAGTAATGATTCTTGATTTTTA